CATACTACTCACATCACGCTTATACTGAATATATCCCTCCGCCTCACCGTGGACCCGGGGGACACAATATTCAAATACTAATTCATTCAACTCTATAATCTGTTCGCGGATAGCGGTCGGCGCATTGGCCGAATTTTGAAGGTAAATCGTCCGCATAATGATGCGCAAGGTGTCGCAGTCCTGTTCGCCTACAACGTACTTCCCGCGCGACCTTTGATACACACCCGCGCGGATGCCGTTCTGGATAATCTGCATATTCTCCTTGCTAAAGAATGCGTTGGAGAGCGGCGTGTTCTCCCAAATCCCATTGAGCGCATCACGGTAAGTGACACATTGATGGACTGGGTTTTTATCATAAAGGGCAAACTGGTCTTGTGTTTGGGGGGTGACAATATCCAGACGCCCATTTTTTGGTTGACCGATAAACGTCTCTTCGGGGAATGCGCGATATTCAAAACGGTTCATGATATGGATTTTAGGTTATAGAATATATGTATATATAGAAATATAGAAATATAGACTATTTATATATAGAATATAGACTATTTATATAATATATAATAGTAGTAGTATGGATTTTATTTCAAGCGCCAAAAATTTAGGTTCGTCCGCATTCGGAAGTTCGTCATCGGGGGCGAGTGGAGACAGTGGCGGTGGTGGTGGAGGAGGTAGCGGGATGTTTAGCAACTTCTTTAATCTCTCCATCCAGAAAATGGTGCTGATTTTGGCGGTCATCGCGTTTGTTATCTCGGTAGGAACTGTCGCGATCTTACTCTGGAAGTCCAAGAGTTCGCAAAAATGGCCGCCTGAAATCGCAAAATGCCCGGATAGGATGGCATATGATGGAACAAATTGTGTTGATTCTTACGGGTTAGGAGTCACATCGTTTGCCCCCGTAGCAACAGATTGTCTCAATTACGAAGCACATAAAGCCAGACCATACACGAACACAACGTTGGGACTGAATGGCAATCCAGATAATTATGTTCCGTGGGAAGGTATTGTTGACGGTAAGGCGTCGCGTGCCGCATCATTGAAATGCGCGGTATAAAATACAACAATGACATAAACAAACTTTATTTTATGTCATATACGCCGATTCGCCGATTCGTATGGATACGCCGTCGCCTTACATACTGCCGTATGCTCCGGGTGCCGCACCCGACGCCGCCTTCGCCACTGCGGGGAGAGAATCAGAAGGCGCGCTACCGAATCCGTAGGAACCCACCTTCATATTGCCAGTGACGCACATGGAGTAGAAGAGACGGCTCTGGAAGTACATCAGCGCGTATACCAGAATCATCAAGAACGAATAAACGCCACTCATTATCGTGATTTTTCCCCTAAATAAGAGAACGAGCGACGAAATGAACCCCAGACCTGCCACTGCCAAGAAGATAAAATTAACAACAGTGAGCCAGTAAAAAAGCAAGCAATAATCCTTGTCGAGAGGAGCAAATAACTCTTGAATTGCGTTCATTTTCTGAATATACCCGGTTATAATATATAAAAAGAAAAAGTTGTGTCTCTATAACACGTGAGTGAGTTCGTGGAATGGAAATCGTAGCAAACCCTGCCTCTAGTCTCGGCGCCGGTGTCGGCGCTACTGCGTCCACGAATTACACAAACTTCCTCGGCCGTGAAGCCATCTACAATAATATCCGCGACTTCCTCGCCTCTTTCCAAAAAAACAAAGCAGACCTCACATTCAAGCGGGGTATCTACATCTATGGCGCACCCGGCACCGGAAAAACCGAATTCGTCATCCGACTACTTAAAGAACTAAACTATGATATGGTGAAATATGACGCAGGGGATATACGCAATAAATCAATCATTGACTCTATCACCCAGCACAACATTTCGGATAAAAACATAATGTCAATCTTCCAGCGTAAAGTCCAGAAAATCGTCGTCGTTATGGACGAACTGGACGGAATGAATAACGGCGACAAGGGCGGGATAACATCTCTCATCAAGCTCATCCGGCCTAAAAAGACGAAGAAGCAGAAGCAAGAAGAAATCACGATGAACCCCATTATATGTATCGGGAATTACCACATTGACAAGAAAATCAAAGAACTGATGAAGGTGTGTTATGTTTACGAGTTGAAGACGCCGACCCCCGCACAAATGACACACATTATTGATATGACGATACCTAACATTGATGCGACGATGCGAAAGAATATCATCGCATTCGTCCAGGGAAATCTACGCAAACTCGGCGCAGTCGCGGAGATGAGTAAGAAGTCAAACACGATACTCGCGAATAATATACTCCACGCGATATTCCAGCCGAAAACATACAATGAGGACATCAAGAAAATCACCGAAAAATTGATGAATACGTCATACCCGATATCGGACCATAATGTCTTAATCAATGAAACAGACCGCACGACAATCGGATTATTATGGCACGAAAACATCATTGATGTCCTGGATAAAATGCCCGTCTCTGTATCCGCGCCGTTTTATAAACTCGTCCTTGACAATATATGCCAGGCCGATTATTTTGACCGGATTACGTTCCAGAACCAGATTTGGCTTTTTAACGAGCTTTCGTCCCTTATTAAAACATTTTACAATCATCATTTGTATCATAAATCATTTCCGAAAAAGGCGCGGTTTCATCCTACGGAGGTGCGATTTACAAAAGTGCTTACGAAATATAGCACGGAATACAATAACCAATTATTTATACAGAATTTGTGTATCCAATTGTCAATGGACCAAAATGACCTTTTTGCGTTTTTCTTGACGATGAAAAAACAATATACAGAAGAAGAAATCCCGCGCATCTTGGAAATGTACGAAATCACCAAATTAGATGTCAACCGTATTTATCGGTATTTAGACAAATATATGGAAAAAATGGAGCCGGGTTGTGAAAATGACGTGGACACAAATAGTGTGTGTGCGTTTGAATAAACCCAAAAAGATATAATGAGTATTTAGAAACATTCAATGGGTGCATCTATCTCTTTTGATTCTAAATATCGTTTAATTTTAGACACTGAAGTGGAATGTATTTCTACAAACACGTCTACATCGGCGTCAACTAAAACGAAGGCGACGAAGAATAAGGTCCGATACGAAGACGGAAGCGACAACGACAACGACAACGACAACGACAATGACAACGACAACAACAGTGGAAGCGACACCGACAGCGGAAGCGGAAGCGGAAGCGACACCGACAGCGACAGTGAAAACAAGACATATACCGTCAAAATAACACCCGAAATTGCCGGATATATTCGTAGTTATCTTCGCAAGAATCAATTTCTCGATGAGTTTGACTTGATCACCGAGATTGATCTTGACCGTTATAACCACGCACCAGAATCCGCGCTTGTTTTTAATTCCGACTCTATTGTGTTCAACGCGAACAATCAAACAATTGAGGCAGTTGGCGAGTGGGAATATATTGAGCCAAATAAACCGGCCGTTGTCGCATCATCATCATCCGCGCATAAAAAGTCAAAGTCAAAATCCAAGGGTGGGCGACACCGTGACCGTGATGACGACGACGACGACGACGACAACCGTGATGACGACCGTCATAACAATAAATATAAAACCAAAGACGATGATTTACCCGTCAGCGAGATTGAAGGTATTCTCAAGGATAAATTTGAAGAATATAACAAGACCCGCGAGTTTGTCATCAACGAGTCAAAGAACAGTTTTTTGTCGTTGAATATCAAATCAGTTGAAATTGTAAAGGCATAAATAATAATAATACTATAGAAAACTGTTGTATTTTCTATAATATGGAATGGAATGGAATGGAATGGAATGGATTATACAAATATGATTGTTTCCGGTTCCGGTTCTGATGGCGACGCCGATGCCGATGCCGATGCCGATGCCGGCGATGCCGCGGTTGCCGACGCCTGAATGCGTTCGTTAAAAAAACGTTCTTTAAGTTCGCGGTTCTCCTCCTGTAATTGCGCGATTTCATTATTGCGCGCCTCAAGATCGGTCTGTAATTTCTGCATAATTTGGACGATTTGTTGATTATTCAGTGTAACCGGCGCTTCCCCGGGTTGTTGTAATATAATTTGCCCGCCAGACCCTCCTCCAGCGGCTGCCGCATCCGCCGCCATCTTCGCGCGTTCCTTCTCCAATTGTAAGGTTTGTGCGATGACGTCCGGCTTCATTTCGGGTCTTCCAGGCGCGTAATCTTCCAATACTTTCTCCAGATCCACCATATAAAACTTGCGAAGTGCCGCGTCTTTTATGAAGTCCATCACCTTCTTGGGCGAATCGCGCACGATATCCGGGTTTGCGTTTACCAGCAACTTGCGCTTATCAAACGTATTATGGTCGTGGGAAAATACCAGGATCACCTTCATCGGGTCTAATTGGACGAATGGAACTGTATAATCTTTCAGGAACGCGCGTTCTTCCGCCAGACACGCGTCCTCATTATACCGGTGATGTTTCAATAATTTGCGCTTAAACGCAAATGTCCCCGCCGTCGCGTGGTTCGGACCATAGGGCCCAAATCGCTTCATCTGCCCGATGTGTTTGAAATAAATGTAAATCTCGCTTGACCCAGCGCATAATGCGTCGGGGTGCGTTACTAGCATATGGACCGCGTGAGATACGCGCTGGGGTGGGTAATAATCATCATCGTCCATATATACGAGAATTTCACCACGCGACTTCTCGTGAAGCAGGTTGCGCTTCTTTCCTAGCGTCATTTTCGTGTCATATTTGAAATACTTAACGCGAGGGTGTGACGCGACCAGGTCTTCCACTGGATCACTGCCGTCATCAATAATAATCCACTCCATTCGGTCTTGCGGGTAATCCTGGTTATTGAAACACGCGAGCATTGCGCCAATAAATGGGCGTCTGTTAAATGTGGGGGTGCATACACTCACAAAGGGGTATTTTTTGAAATATTCCGGGCTTGATTTCTCTGGGGCGCTTGTCACGACCGCGCTAGCGCTAGCGATAGCCCGTGCTCTTTTTCCACCCATTTATTGTATAAATCGTATAAATCGTATAAATCGTATAATACGTTATACAATTTATTGTTTATGTTCTTTCTACATTATGCGCCCCAATTCCTTATTTTATCAAAAAAGTTCATAATACCCGCCCAGTAGTGTGAGAGATACAGTGTAAGTAACATCAAAATAACGATGGCAGCAACATTGAGTTCCAGATACTCAAACGCATAAAACATCAGCGTCAAATTAAAGAAGAAGAATATGATCGGGACATATCGCGCATACAGTTCACGATACTGATCCCAGTGGAGTAGCGGATAAATAAAGAATGTTCCAATGAATTGGATGAGTTGGACAATGTATGAAATCACCGGCAATATACCGATACCAAACCCGGTAAATATAGACCATAATGTTCCGCCAATGAATTCCTTACGATTTTCGGTTTGGTTCAGAATCATTCCGATTACAGTGGTGAAAAAGGGGCCACCCATCAACATAAACCCCGCAAACAATAGAAATACAAACGGTATAAAAATAATCAGCAAGGGCGATACTGTCGGGTATAATTCCTTCGGGATACTATGAGAGATTTTAGTTATATATTCAAATATATACAGTAACAATGCGCGGTCCGATGAGAATGAAAATATGAAAGAATTGTTTATCCATTGTTTGAACCGAGCTTTAATAAAGTCCCAATTCAGGAGATTAACCTTCGTCACCCCTTCATCCACGCTCTCTTTTATCATATCAATGTCGTCTTTCGTCAAGCAGAACCACTTGAAGATATACGTATCCAGGATAATGGCTGCTTTCAGGTAGATTTTTTTACCCGACGATAGTTTGGGGTCGTCGGCAATTCCGCCGAATTTATCTTCACAATCTGCGTCACACGATGTGTATTCATTCGTATAACAATACGGCCAGTCGTGTCGGTCGGTGGGGAATAGTTTTTCTAGATTGAGACTATTCATACGGATACTTTCAGGCGAACAGAAGAACATGATATTCACACAAATCACGGAAATAATCAGCGTTTCAATAAAAAGCGTCAATACACTCAATCCGAATTCTTTCAGTGCGGCGATGTCAAACATTGATTTCATTGCGGCTTTCGGTTTTTTCTTGCCATCGCTATCGCCGCCTTCGGCGTCCTCGTCGTTGTCTCCCCCACCGAACATTCCGCCAACTTTGCTAAAAGTTCCTCCTTCTTCGCCATCTTCGCCGTCTTCGTCTTTGTCGCCCCCACCAAACATTCCACCGACTTTGCTAAAAGTTCCGCCTTCTTCGCCCTCTTCGCCCTCTTCGCCGTCTTCTTCGTCTTTTATTTCATCATCATCATCCGCCATTGTATATCTATGTGATAAGTATTCAGGTTATATATATGATAGATTATTCATTTTCACGTCGCTACGTAGACTCCACCTTCGGTTCCGCTACTCCTATCCGTGTTTCACGTCGCTCCGTAGACTCCACCTTCGGTTCCGCTACTCCTATCCGTGTTTCACGTCGCTCCGTAGACTCCACCTTCGGTTCCGCTACTCCCTCCGTGCCTGTGCCAATACTGTGCTAAATACCGAACAACCTAGCGACGTGAACCGCGGAGCGGAGTAGCGGATTCGCGAAGCGAAGGAGCTGCGGAGCGACGTAAACCCCGCGATATGAAATACTGAGTGGAGCTGCGGAGCAGCCGAAACGATGTATTTTATCTCGCGTCGCCTCCCGGCGCACCCGCCTTCAGCGGGCATACATCAGACCGCAGTTTCCCGATACAAATGTCAACACATTATACCTCTCCTCCAGTATATGGAAGTCATACGAGTAAAGATAAATATTGACGTTCGGTTTATTCATACCGATAATCTCTCGTGTATTCGGATTACAAATCACCTTCACCTCCGCCGAAGTATCCAACGGCGGATAGATCGTCGTCAATTCCAGTTCAATCTGATTGAACTTACTCATATTAATAGCCCCGCTAGGTTGTAGATCATACGGGTCCGAGTTCAGGCAGAAATTGTAACAATATATCCCCGGTTTCGCGCTTCCGCGTGTGCGCGTGTATTTCTCCACATAATTGTATACCCCCGCATCAAGCAGGTTCTCGCGGTATTTCCCATTCAGTGAAATCCCCAACATTTGTAAAATGTCGCGCTCGTTCTCCGACTGAAAATCCCCCGTGATGTGAAGGCCGGTGAGCCGTTTATCGCCCGGATTGATACCTGGGCCAATGCCGTTCTTCGGACCGTTTTTATCATAAAAGTAGCGGTCGTTCGCGAAATCGGGGCGCGCTTGCCACTCCGTCGTCTGGATGTCGCTCGCGGTGGTAACGACTTCATTAAATGACACGGGGCGCCAGTCATCGTCAATCGGTGCGGGTATAATATCGTATGGGAGGTAATTATACGGCCAATTTGTATAATTGCTCCACTCATTTCGCATATTGACATCACTCCTCTGAAAGAACATCGTCCACGACGACACCATTCCCATTGAATTCTCTATCTTGACCTTCTTGTTTCCCGTTACATCATTAAACGTCCAATCATAATATGATTTAATCAGATATTTCTGTTGGTTCGCTGCGAACACCTTGGACTCATCATCCGAGAGAAAACAATAGGTCGCCATCAGGTGGACGTCCGCATTCCAGTCTGTGCGAATGCTCGGATATGAGTTCAGCGATAAATCAATACTGGGAGGCGGATATAAAAATCGCCACATTTGGTGGAGGGGGTTCGTGAAGTCGGGTTGGACGACGGGCCAATAATTCCCCGCGTCGCCTACATCGCGAATGGTGAATAATTCCTTCACGGGGCGCAGGGTGACGTCAATCTGGAGTTGGTTATATTGGAGACACACAAGAGGGAACGCCATTTTGGAGGACATTGTGAACCACGCGTTGATGGGGATGTATATCTTGCGCCCGCGAATAGAGGGTTCAGCGCCTGCGATATTGGCTGTGCGATAGGCATTCGGATACTGATTCAGGCGCGCACCCGAACAACCTGGATTATATAACTCGGGGACGTGGCCGGTCATTTCATTGTATAGTTCGCGCTTGGTGTTATCTAGGTCTCGCTCTACAATCGCCGCCAAATTATGGCCGGTGAAGCGCTGGAGGGTCATACCGCCGACGGAAATCACGATTTCTTTAATCATCTGGGTCCCCAGGTTCTCAATCCAGCGAAATTCGTAAGGCGCCCACATATCGCCCACATTGGCCGGTGGATGAATCGGGCTCCATATAGAAGGGAGTGTGACGCAGACATACGTATCCATTAATAGTTCCGCATATCTCGGCACATAAAACGTGAACTTGGATTCCTCCGTCATTCGCAGTTTCTTCTGACCGTCAAAATCAATTCTAAACTTTTGAAGGCCGAAATTCGTATATTTAAGATAGGTGCTTTTGAAAAAAGATTTTTTAGGGTTGCCATTGAGAATCACGTTTTGGTTGCCAGTGGCGACGAGATTCAATAGACCGCCTGTCATTTAGTATTTGTATTCTATCTTTGTATTCTATCTTTGTATTAACTTTATATAAAAATCTACCCGATATATAATAATATATACCCGATGAAAGAAAATCAAGTAGAATTCGTGTTTATAGGTATCATTATTCTATTTTTCGCAATATGGAAGATATCTGACCTGATTAAAGGTCGGTGTTATCGCGCGAGGATAGAAGGCTTCAAACAAAATGCCAAGCGCGTGGAAGCAATGACGGCGACGGAGACGGCGACGGCGACGGACGATATTCTCTCGCAGGTAACGCACCTCATTAAAAAAAGTGAACGGCCAATACTATCTACCGAGAATTTTACAGTAGATACGACCGAAAATGAAATGACAGTCCATCAGCGGAAAAAGATTGCGCCCGCACCCGCGCCCGCACCCGCGCCCGCACCCGCGCCCGCACCCGCGCCCGCACCCGCGCCCGCACCCGCGCCCGCACCCGCACCCGCACCCGCACCCGCACCCGCGGACACCGGAAAAGAAGGTCTGGAAAATATGAAAGAATTCATTGAAAAGAACATAACGTCCATCAATCCTGAAGACAGCCAAAGCCGGTTCAAATTGCGTGATTATTACATCAAGGCCGCATATAACGCATTCAACCCCGATAAATTCAAGAACTCTACAGTCAGTATGGATGCGTGTCTCTACACCCTCGCACGCGGTTGCCGGTTCATTGATTTTGAGGTGTTTTCGGTAGATAACCAACCCGTCATCGCATCATCATCCGTCAATTCATTTAATTATAAGGAGATGTATAACCATATTCCCGTATCCGACGCATTAGAGGTATTAGGGAGTTATGTGTTCTCCGGGTCCAAATGCCCTAATCCAGGAGACCCCTTCATTATCCATATGCGAATGATGTCGCGGAATATCACAATGTATGATAACCTTGCTAAAATCATAACACAGAGTAAGTCCGTTGCGAGAAACTTGCTTGGACCGAAATACGGTCGCGAATATCAAACCAAGGATTTAGGAAATGAAGATCTAACAGATTTCAGGGGGAAAATCATTTTAATGGTGGACGGAACGAATCCGGTATACCGTAATACGAAACTATTTGAATTAATCAATATGAGTTCTAATACGATGTTTCTTTCCAAGTATACCTATTTCGGCGTTAAGAACATAGCAGACCCACAGACATTCAAGGATGCGAATAAGAAGAATATGTGTCTTGTTATTCCGGATAGAGGCGGACGACCCATCAATGACGGGCACAATGGACCTTTCACATGGGGGTGTCAAATTGCCGCGATGTGTTTTCAGGAGGAGGCGCGTGATGAGAAATTAAAAGCATATGAGGATAAATTCGCGTCGGTAGGGTATGCGTTCATATTGAAACCGGCCGACTTGCGTTATGTTCCGATTACGATTGCGCCACCAGCACCGCCCAATCCGAAATCATCTATGGAGGCACGACCAACGGAGGCGGCGGGTGGGGTTAAGATTACCCTGTAAATTCGCAATGATGTTCCTTGCGCCTCCCCCGTCGGGTCGGCTCCACTCGCACATCGCGAATTTACGATACATTACGCTCTCGTGTTCGCCGTTTCGTTGCGGCTCCGCCTCCACTCACGACGAACACTCGGGCAATCTTCGTCAATTCCGTGACTCGTCTTGTCGGCTCCACTCGCTCCGCAAAATTCCTTTACAGTATCATTCATCATACAATAACACTAGAGACGAAATTGACGACGACTGTCCGAGTGTTCGTCGCGAGTGGAGGCGAAGACGCAACGACGCGGCGAACACGAGTCGGCATAGAATGGATGGACGACGAGCGTCTGAATTGACGACGACTGTCCGAGTGTTCGTCGCGAGTGGAGGCGGAGCCGCAACGAAGCGGCGAACACGAGTCACGAGCCACTATATTTTCTAATCATATGATAACTATCATCATATTATTTATTATTCAGAATAAAAGTATTTGAATGTCACGGAAACACAAGCGCCGTGACGGCGACGGCGCTGAAGACAATGGTAAATCCTATGAAGAAAAGGAGCTTGAAATCCTGCGCGCCGCGGTAGATTTAATGGAAAAACGAAAAGGCGCGCAAATCATCCAAGATCCCAAAGTTAAGAAGATTATATCCATCGTGGAAGAATTTATCGCGCGCAAAAAACTCGTGTGTTATGGTGGGACCGCCATCAATAATATCCTTCCAGAAGACGCACAGTTTTATAATAAGGACATTGAACTCCCCGATTATGACTTTTATTCAGATAATGCTCTAGACGATGCGAAGGAGTTGGCGGATATTTATTACAAGGCGGGATATGAAGACGTGGAAGCCAAATCAGGCGTCCATCACGGCACGTATAAGGTATTCGTGAATTTCACGGGGATTGCGGACATCACCCAGATGGAGCCCGATCTATTCAAGTCAATCTCTCGTGATGCGATTGTAAAACAGGAGATCCGGTATGCTCCGCCCGACTTTCTTCGGATGGCAATGTATTTAGAGTTATCGCGTCCAGATGGCGATGTATCCCGATGGGAGAAGGTACAGAAACGCTTGACATTATTAAACGCCCATTATCCATTAAAGGGGTATCAATGCGATAAAATAGAGTATCAGCGCGGATTTGAAGGTGCGACGAAGGCGAATACTGGGGAGGTTAGTATTTCGCGAAAGAAGTCGCGGTCCCGGTCGCGGTCCGCGTCAATGACGGTTAAAAAGGGCGGCGGTGGTAGTGGCGGAAACAGGGGCAGTATAAAGGCATTAAAGCGAAAGGCGATCACCGGTGTCATTCGCAAATATCATCATTTAGGCGCGTTTATGAAGCGATTGTATCACACCATCCCATCCCACGAG